TATGACCACCCCTACTACTAAAGAGATCAACGATAACATAATCGCCCAGCTTGAGGTTTCATTCTCGCAAAGCGTCCCCATACTGCCTAAGTCTTTTCTTAGGGTACTATCGCGGGTAGTGGCTGGCGTATACGTCACCCTGCACAAGTACGGCGGCTTTATGCTGCTACAATTATTCGTCAGGACAGCGAGTGACCAACCAACACTGGTAAACGGGCAGATAGTTACCCCGCTCACGTTCTGGGGCAGACTAGTCGGTACTGGCGACCCTGCAGCAGCAACGCATGCAGAACTAACAATCGACGTTACGGTCGAAACACAGACAGGGTCACTAAGCTCAGGATCGCAACTCGTCAGCACACAAAATGGTGTAACTTACATCGTAATAGGTGACGTATTACTAGACGCCCCCATAGTCTCGGCAAGCGTTCGGGCGGCGGCCGACCAATCTGGCGGCGGCGGAGCTGGTACAATCGGCAACTTAGAAATAGGCGCGACGCTATCATTCGCCAACCCACTGGCTAACGTGGGGCGAGATACAACAGTAACCGCACAAACAGCGATAGGTGCAGATGCCGAGACGACAGAGAACTACCGCCAGCGAGTATTAGACAGATTCCAGAAACGCCCGCAAGGCGGCGCACCGTCCGACTATGAATTGTGGGGTGAAGAACCTGTCGACATAGTGTCAGTATACCCTTACACGGGGGCCAGTCCTGGGGAGGTCGACGTTTATGCGGAAGCAGTGGCGACGGGGTCCAACCCGGACGGAATACCAACCACTGTGCAACTACAGGGCGTACTTGACTCGATTGTTTTAGATGATAACGGGCTAGCGTCCCGCAGGCCGGCTAATGCTTTTGTTAATGTCTACCCTATCAGTCGCACAGCATTCGATGTTACCGTAATCGGGTTATCTGTCAGCGACCCTGCGCAAGTACAAGCGGGCATAGACTCGGCAGCAAAAGAATACTTTCTATCCGCGGAACCGTTTATACCAGGGCTTAGTGCACTGCCTAGGCGCGACCGGATAGACCAGCCGACGCTTAGCGCTATAATCAGCAATATAATCAGCGCGTCGGGCGGCACTTTCACGTCGGTGTTATTGGAGCTAGATAGCACCCCCATATCGTCGCATACATTAAGCATAGGTGAAAAGGCAAAGTCTAATGACGTTCAGTTTATTTAAAAGGTTACTGCCTAACGGCAGAGCGTGGGCTGTAATAGCGGCTAAACGTCTGCGTCAATTCTTTGAGGGTTTGGCCGCCGGTGCTAGCGACCCCGTAGTAAAAGAATTTGACGATCGATTCGACGATCTTAACCCGCAGTTAACAACACAGCTAGCGCAATGGGAGAGCCAGTTTAATTTAATTAACACCGGCCTAACGGAGCAAGAGCGCCGCGACCGGCTGCAAGGCGCATGGTCTGCGGTGGGCGGGCAATCCCCCAGGTACATACAGGACACGCTGCAGGCGGCAGGCTTCGGCGTTTACGTTCATGAGTGGTGGGAGCCGGGCGGCACGACTACAGCGGGCGACTCGTTCACTGACTTGGGCGCACAGTTCGGCAACACCCCTAACGGCGTTGCGTGCTCAGTCGACGGTGCAATAGTTTATGTGATAGACAATGGCGACGATTCACTGTACCGCTCGACTAACTCCGGCGCGTCCTTCACCAACTTGGGGCAGCACTGGGGGGACGAAGCGTGGGACGTTGCGTGTTCTGCCGACGGTTCAATAGTTTATGTTACGGACCAGTTCGACGTTACTCTGTCCCGCTCGGCAGACTTCGGCGTCTCGTTCACCGACTTAGGCAACCCGACTAACGGCACTCCTTGGGGTGTTGCGGCTTCTGATGATGGAACAATCGTTTATGTGACGGACGCCGACGACGATAAACTGTTCCGTTCGGCTAACTCCGGCGACTCGTTCACCGATTTAGGTTCGGCAGGGGGTAGCAACCCTACAGGAGTTGCGTGTTCTGCCGACGGTGCAGTCGTTTATGTAGTGGATAGTTCAACCGGTTCAGTATACAGGTCCACTGACTCCGGCGACTCGTTCACCGATTTAGGTTCGGCAGGGGGTAGCAACCCTACAGGAGTTGCGTGTTCTGCCGATGGTGCAACCGTGTTTGTCGCGGACATAAGCAGGGTAGCAACCCTACAGGAGTTGCGTGTTCTGCCGATGGTGCAGTCGTGTTTGTAGTGGATAGTGTCACTGACTCGATATACCGTTCTATCGGCACTATATCCCCAGTAGTAATCGGCAGTGTTAACGGCGACCCAGTACCAGTAGTTCGCGACCCACACGAATATATCGTCGACGCGAATACAATACCGCAGCTAATCGGTTCAGGCCACGAGCTTGCTTATTGTGGCGGGAAATTGACGGCCCACAAGGCTACCTACTTGTTAACAAAATTTCACAGGCGGACGGCTTGGTCGGATCAGGGCATGACCTTGCGTATTGTGGGGGTGATTCAGCGGCCAGTGGTGTGTCTGAACCGTCGCTAAAGCTTAAACAATATGTTATACCTGACGACCCGACGAAATACCCGTACTTTTTATACATAGGCGCTGAGACTTTCCCGGAGATGGCCACGCTGCCAGCAAGTCGCCGGGACGAATTCGAAGATTTATGCTTAAAAATTTGCCCAGCACAGCAGTGGCTCGGTATACTCGTTTCATATACTTAAAAGGAGCCTAACCAATGGCAACTAACCCAAACACATTAACAGAAAACATCGGCCGCATAACACCGCCGGACGCACCGCCGGACGCAAACTATACTTACGGCTCAGCCAAAGACGACACAACAGGTACGGCTGGCGACGGTACACCTATTAAAAAAGCGCTGATGAACGATAGTTACGGCTTTTTTCAAGCGGCATTAGTAGCGGCGGGCATAGTACCGTCAGGCAGTGCCGAAACTGTTTTGCAATCTCAAGTACTGCAGGCGCTGCAAGGTGTTGTAGGCAGTTTTTCGGACAAAAGGCACTGGCCGAAAGTATCACTAGGTGCGGACAACGAGCATGACATAGTGTTTAGTGCCGGTAAGATTACAGACAGTACTGGTCGTCTCCCTATCATAAACACCGCAATAACTAAGCAAATAGACGCTGCATGGGTAGCGGGCAATAACGCGGGCGGTTTGTTTTCCGGTAGTGTGGCGGCAGACACAACATACCACTTGTTTGTAATAGTCAAAGATTCCGACCTTAGTGTTGATGCTGGTTTTGACACAGACCCAGAGGCCGCTAACATCCCCGTAGGGTACACTGCGTACCGCCGCATAGCGTCACTGTATACTGACGCATCGGCTAACCTTGTGCAGTTCTATCAGCGCGGCGACTTGTTTTCACTCGTATCTATTATACAGAATGAGACAGACCTTAACGTAGACCAGGGCGACTATACTGACTACGGCATAAGCGCTCCAACTGGACTAACAAATTTAGTAGCACGCAATTTCATCAAAGCGTGGTCCGACGGGTTGCAATTCAGCATAAGGATCGCACCTACTACCGACGTGGCACCCGACCCCGTCCCCTCCGTAAATAGTGACGGTTATCAATTGAACGTGTTCGGTTACGACGTTGACAGTGCGGAGTCTGTATTTGATACCCCCATCGGGGTTAACGCTCAAATCAGGCTACGCGCTATAAACGAGTCAAGTACCCGGAGAGTTGATATAAAGTCTATCGGCTGGATAGACGACCGTGGATAAGCAATCAGTAATTGACGGGATAATCAGGGTCGAGGGGGGTTATGTAGGCAACCCAGACGACTCGGGAGGCGAGACTAACTTCGGCGTAACCGTCGAGGTTGCTCGCCGGTACGGCTATGTAGGCAGCATGCAGGACATGCCGCGCGGTGTGGCCTTTGACATCTACTCGGCGCTTTACTGGGATAAAGTCAAGGCAGCCAACTTGCTGAGACTAAGCCCGGCAGTATGTGAGGAAGTAGTCGACACCGGCGTCAACATGGGCACCGGGCGGGCTGGTAAGTTCTTACAGCGGGCGCTTAACGTACTGAACAAGAAAGGCAGTCTATATCGCGACTTAACGGTCGACGGTGCTATCGGCCCTGCGACTATTAGCGCGTTGCGTGCGTACTTAAACAGCCGGGACGAGCAGACACTAGTCAAGGCGCTTAACTGCCTGCAGGGCGCACACTACATCACACTCGCAGAACGCCGCGAGAAGGACGAGGAGTTCGTCTACGGGTGGCTAAAAAACAGGGTGGATCTATGAAATGGCTAGATAAACTAAAGGAATATGCGCCAGACATTGCTGGTGCCGTACTTTCAGGCGGTGCGACGCTGCCGGCGTTAGCACTGAAAGCTATTTCAGACGCTACGGGGCAAGAAGTCAAAGACGAGACACAAATGGCGGCCGCGATTAACCAGGCCAGCCCAGAGGTCATGTTAAAAGTCAAACAGGCCAACAACTCTTTTAAAATTCGCATGGCCGAACTAGCCAACGAACTAACGGCCACAGAGCTGGGGGATGTTCAGCATGCACGCGAAACGCACAAAGATTCTAATATGCCGGCGTTTATTTGCGTTATACTCACACTGTCGGTGATATCTTTCGCGGCCGCGCTAATGTTCGTACAGATACCTACCGAAAACGTGAGGTTAATAGACACGCTGTTCGGCTCAGTACTTACCGCTTGGTTAGGCTCACTCACTTTCTTTAACGGCACGACTAGAAGTTCTGCTCAGAAAAACAACGCTTTGACGCGGCGTCAATAACTCTGTAAACTTACTAGAAATCAACTAACTAGGAGGATATCCCATGGGTATACCACGCAAAGACAGCCATCCGAGTCAGCAGGCTAGGCCGCCAGCACCGGCACCGGCACCGGCACAGAATAAGTAATGGTTTATGAATTAAGCCTTATATGGTTAGCGTTGATAGCGTCGTCAGTGCTGGCTGTATTATCGGCCATAGGTACGTTAGCCCACTGGCCGAAAACGTACATAGTGATTGCTTTAAGCAACATAGGCGTGTTATCACTATACTATATGCCGGGTTTGTACGGATATCTCTATTACCTCGCTAGTATAGTGAAAATCGTCCCTTTGATACTGCTGCTTGTTTATTTAGCGCAAAAGGATCCTGCACCGAATTGGACGTACCGCGCTATGTGCTGGGTGTTCATTCTACAAATAATAACAATAGGTTGGCACATTCTTACCGGGTTAAACTCCCCGTACTATGACCAACTGTCACTCACTGCTACCGTACTCGAACTAGCAGTTATAATACTGGGCGGATTTAATGTGCGACTTACTCCAATTTCTGATCGTGCTTGTAGTCCTCGCGGTATTGCGTATAGCAGTAATTGGGCTAGACGCCATAACGAAGGCTGAGAATAAAAAAGATGCCCGAGAGAGTAATAGCAAACGCACTAGAAGTTAAGCTCATTGTTTTGGGCTTGCTTGCGTGGGCGGCTCGTCTTGCTTTTAAATCCGATTTAACGGTAGGGTTGATTGTAAGACAATTAATAATATCGGTGTTGGTGGGTGTTTTGGCTGCCGAATACGTGGGGGCTAGTGGGTTAAGTGACTGGAAAACTAACGCGGTGTTTTGTGCGGCAATCTTCCTGGCTGATGATATCCTCGCGATGGTGCTGGCGTTTGGCGATTACGCCAAAGACAACCAGCAAACCATATTTAAGCGGGTTACTTCTTTTCTCTCAGGTGGGAGATAAAAGGCTCTAAGTCGAGGAGTAACCCCCGTAAAACTTCCGGATTCTCTGACCAATCAGCAATTTTTACCGCTGCGTCATATGCCGCAACTACTGCCGCTTGGTCTGCAAGTGCTTGTGCCTTGTCGCAGGTAGTTCCGCAACAACTTTGCAATTCGGTCACGTTAGCTTCTCCCCTGTTTTTGTTAACGTACACAGCCCGCCATCAAAAGCGTGAACCAACCCGCGCGACATTAAAGCCCGCATTGTGGTGCCCAGGTATACGGTTCCTTTCAGGCTGCCGCCCTCAAGCGTGAATGTCCACCGATTCGAATGTCCTACACGTGCGTAGGCTCTTATTCTTGCACCGTCCGCTATTGCTTCTAAGTGTGTTGTTTCTAATTTTGTTAGCTTTCTTTCAGCCATTGCGGCTTCAAAGTTTTCTGCGAATTTACTTTTCATTTTAAGCCCTTGGGTAGTTTTCTTGTTTGTATTTAAGCTCTATTTTTATTCGTTTTTTATATGTTTTGCTGCCAGTTATGAATATATACCTATGCTTTCTTGACCTTGGGGCCAAGTAAAAATCATCGCCGTACTTATCACGCATGGCTTGCGCTCTATTTTTTACGCCCCTGAATTCGTCGGCTATGGTTTGGCCGTGCAAATGCTCCTTACCTTTGACTTTCCAATCGGTACGCTTGGCACTTAGTCCACAGTATAAAAAGTTTGTCGCTTGGTAAACGCACCCCGAATGCCCTTGGGCGATATCAGCAAAGCTAACTATTATTTTATTTTTTGGCAGCTTTTTAAGGCTCCTGCCTACAAGCATACTAGCCTCGTTCTTAATGTTGTTAAGCAAGCAAAGCCGATTCAACTCTAAAACATCGCCCTTGTTTTTATCGCCGGCAACACCTCTTTTTAGTGGTGCGCTTGGTGGCGTTCCATAGGTCACAATGCCACAAAGCAAACCATCCAAAAACAAACCAAAAGCAAAACTAATACTTGGCCACCGCTTGGCGTAATGAATATTTAAAATGTACTCAGAGCAATCAGCCCTTTTGATTTCTTTAACTTCATACATTCCGCACACCCTTGTTTATGTTGATTAATACGTAGCCTATGGCTATATAGTGATCACCCGTTAACTTGTGCTGTAGTTTTGGGTGGTAATGTTCTTCCTGATACCGCGGCACGTCGACACGTTCTGTGACTACTGCCTCACATTCGGCGCGCTCAAATATGCCCACAACCCCTAGAGCAGTAAACCCCCCAACTAACATAAGCAGTATTGTTGTTAATATCTCTTTCATTTTAAAACGTTTGCCGTGCCAACCATCTGCACGGATTGGCCACCAACTGGCCCATGTTGGACGCTCTGTCATTATTGCGACTGATTCTTCTGGCGTGAAGCTTCCGACGGGAACCTCAACAGTGTTTTCATCGTGCGTATGCATTACGACCGGGTACCCTCTGTCTTGTAACCTGCCGATACTTTCGAATTGTATGTCCGCCGCTACCGCCTGCGTTACGTTCTCCGCTAGCCGGCCGCCATACGTTTCCATTAACGTCCAGCCTACGCGGCCTTTTGCGCTGTTAGAATTCCAACCCATAAAGGTGATTTTCTGGCTCGGCCTGCGGAAGTGGTCCTCGCATGCTGTTAACCGTGGCTGGTGGTAGTGTAGGAACCTCCCGGACGGTAGACGCGCCGTACTGATGTCTATATGGTGGAAACATTGTCCGGGGTTTTGCACTGCCGCGACAAAAATGCCTTCCAGTCCGAATAGTTCTGGCTTGCTGTCCCATGGTTTTTCGCCGGTTTGCCTGTGTTGGCCGCCCCAGAATTCTACAATCTCAGGGCTTGCTTTACGCCATGCCAGTATCGCCGCTTTTATTTCGTCCTCGTTCATAAACTTATCAGCGCCGAACGCAGACCAAGCGCCGACCCAACCGCCGTACCCGCTGGCGAGTTCGGAAACTTTCCCGATCTTCTTGCGGTCGGCGTGGTGTTCGCCCGTTTGCTCAGCCTCCCACCAGTTCGGGATGGTCAAGTCGTTGTACCCAGCGTGCGCCATCATTTCTTCGAACGGTGTGCCGGTTATCTCGCTGGCGCCCTTCTCGTAGATTTTGCCGTGTGTGCTGAATACTTCAATGCGCCACTGACAGCGGGATAAACACGCAAGGACAACCGCTTCAATAGCCGAGAAGTCACAACAAACTAGCTCATGGCCATCCTTAGCGATTAACAACCCGCGCAAACAACCAGACAGTAGCGCCGCAGGGTCGCCCCATTTATCCACAATGGATTGCAAGTCGCCGTTATATGCGCGGATATCAGCTAAAGCAAACTCGACCGCCTCGACGCCCCATTCAGGCTGCACCATATCATTCGAACCGCAGGAGACGCAAGCGCCATGAACCCCCGGCGCCTCGGTGTTTAACCCCATTATCTCGCCACAGTCTTGGCACTGTTGGACATTTGGCCCTTTGCCGGTAATGTTTTGCAGTTGTGCGCCGTTAGCGCCAGCGCGGCCAGTGTGCGCGGTACAGTACGTATATTGGTTACGTAGGCGGCCGTCGCTGCTTGCCATGCGTTTATAGGTATGTAACTTTTTGACGTTAGCGCCGCCAAGTATTGAGCGAATTTCTAGCGCCCGTTTAACGTGTGGCGGCAGGTCAAACCCTAAAAACTCGGTTATCGTGTCGGCCTGCATGTTGGGGATGTTGACGCCCTGCGCATTCACCCACGATACAAAGTTGGCTGTCTCGTTTACAGTGTTAACTTGCCCGCCGGTTATCTCGACCAGTTCGGCAGTGTACATAACTGTCGCGTCTTCTAGCACTTTCAAGCAAGCATCTAGCGACACCATGTCTAGCTGTACCCCCCGTGCGTTTATGTATTGGTCGTTTAGCCATGCTTGCCGCTCGTATGGCGTCAAGTCAGGAACAAGGGCGGCGGCGCACGCTTCTGAATGTATGTCCTGGTCACAGTAGTTGTATAGTTCCTCGAACTTGTCCCAGTCGGTCGCAGGTGTTCTTTTAAAATATGGTTTATTTTTAGTTTTCTTGCTTGGCATGCAAAGCTCACGGATCAATTGTTGGCCGCGTTTGTCTTTGTCAGCCGTGCCGAGCACTTCGCACAGTTTGCCAAGTGCTGCGGGCAGTGCGTGCCGGCGGGCTTTTGCCATGTCGCAATATAATTGTTCAAACTGCAGCGGGGGCCAGCCGTATTTGCGGTGACAAATCATGTTCCAGATATACCACTCGAATGTCGCATTATGGGCGGCAATGTCTCCGCCGGATGCTATGTGGTCGAGTAGGTCTTGCGGGTTTGGTAAGCCTGGAAACCATCGGCGCTTACCTTTGCCGTCTTTCAAGTCGTACGAAAAACAAAGTATTTCGGCGGTGGGGTGTTCGGCATATACTGCCGTGCCCACTTCTGATAGTCCTTTGCCAGTAACCTTGTTGTTTTTAAGGTCGATTGTTTTGCCCGCCTCGCTGTACGTCTCAAAGTCGAGGTCGGGGCGTACGGTGCTGTGCGTTAGTCCGGCGGGAAGTTGCGTGCCCGCCGGTAGTAGTGTTGGGCAGGTCATTATTTACCCCTGGCTTGAAGTGCTGCGAGGTACAGTGCCGCAAATACAACGCGGGTGCCTTTGGTTGCGATGGGTCTGCCGCCTGCGGCAACTAACACCGCGTTAAGATCCTCGGGGGTGAATGTGCAAGGGGTACCGCAGTTGTCGTCCTCCATTTTGGTGATCATTTCGTCCAAGGTGCAGCAGCCGGTGAAGTATGGTACTGACGGCGGCTTTTTGCGGTTGGATAAAATAACGTATAAAACAAAGACAATGAATAAAGTTAGGCAAATTGGCATAGCTATCGGCATGGTTAATTACTCCAAATAAAGTTTAGTGCGGTTATGGTTGCTGCTATCTTACTGCCTTTGCGTACGTACGCGTGGTCGCCGCCTTGGATTAGTTCCGGCATTGCTGACGGTACGGTCACGGTTACTAGCTTTTTGTTTTTGGTCAAGACTAGGTCGCCTTGCATGTTTAAGTGTTGCTTACCTTTAACCTTTGTGAATAACATTTTTGCTAACCTCCGTTGCGCAGCCCAGAAGGACTATTTTAAAAATAAAGTTAGGCCACCCCGTAAGGGTGGCCGTTCTGCTTACTGTTGCGGCAAAAAGTCGGTAGCCTGATTAGGTGGTGCGCCTGCTTCCTGTTGGTAGCCGCCCGCCGCCGGTTGCTGTTGGTAGCCGCCCGCCGCCGGTTGCTGTTGGTAGCCGCCCGCCGCCGGTTGTTGGGCCGGTTGCTGTTGGTAGCCGCCCGCCGCCGCCGGTTGCTGTTGGTAGCCGCCCGCCGCCGCCGGTTGCTGCGGTGCCGCTGCCTCCCCGCCGCCGAATGCTTTGTTAGTGTCGTACCCGCCGCCGCCGAATGCTAGGCGTTCCGCTTGGCGGGCTTCGTTTATCAGGAAGCCGTCGAGGCGAAGAGCGATACCTTTCGACTTATTGTTGTACGCGCTGGCGTTTACGACGATGTTTATCGATTGGCCTGCATATAGTAGGTTGCCGTATTGCATAGGTTGCAGAATAGCGCCTGTTTGGCCGTGTACGTTTGGTATTTTGAACGTACTGGCGTTAATTACTGCAAAGCCAGTAAACAGGCCGTTGAACTCACTCGGGCCGGCTTCGCTGATAGGGTAGATCCCACCGTTAGGCAGTTGCCCCTTGAATTCGGATTCGTTCAGACATTTAGCTGCTAGCTGGTGAGCCAACACTAAATCGGGGTTTTGCGGGTGGATAACAACTTTAACCCCCCAGCGCATGTTCCCCCCGTCGTTTTCTTCTGGGCGTGTGATTGCGTCCCATACAATAGTGCAATCATTGATCTGAACGTGTGTTTCATCTAATTGTGGCATAATTATTTACTCTTTATTTTAAAGGCTTTCGAGGTTATAGACTCGTCGGCGGGGATTAATGTAAGGCTTTTAGTTCGGCTAGCGAATGTTTTTAAAACCTCTTTGAATGTGTCGCGCATGTCTGCGTTAACAAGTTTAGTTGCTTGTGTTGGTGTTATGGCCGCATTTTTCTGGCCATCAACGCCAAATTGTTTACATACTGTTATTATCTGGTCGACTGGTATTTCTTTATTCCAATTGAGTCGACCCTCTGCGGTTGCTATTGACAAGTTACTGTCCGCACCTTTGCCAGACTTAATGCGGTGCATGAGTTCATCGTCAATCGCCTGTTTACGTTCTTTGCCCACCGCCAGCATGTCCGACAGTAACTCGCGTTCAGTGGCTAAGTCGTGCGCCGTCATATTGTCGATAACGTACGGCTCGTTTACATAGTCCGCCCACGCGTACATATACTTGCGAGCTGTTGCGCATGCGCCGTTAGCAGTACAGTGTCGGCAGTGTTTACCCGCTGTGAAGGTCGGATCGTTGAACGCTGCGTGCGCCTGGTGCGTTAGCTGGTTGATGTATGGTCGCAAGTCTGATAGATACCCGCGCCACTCACTAACCGGGCCGTTTGCACTATAACAGTACGGCTGCACAATGCGGATAACGAACTCGATTTCTTGATCTTGGCTTCCGTCAATGTTCAGCGCGTCCATAACACCGGCTAAGTAGTCGATCGGCTGCAGATTACCAAACGCGCCGACCTCGCTGTGGCCGTGCTTATAGTCCCAGAGGTAAATAACCTTATGTCCCAGCATAGGCAATCCCGCGTCCAACGTTCCCCAGTTTTCGGCGTGAATCTGCGGCATGCTGACGCGGCGTTCGATCCAAAGGTCTTTCACCTTGTAATGCTTCTGCGCAATGGCCAGCACGTCGTCGACATATATCTGCGCCCCCTCGGCCATCTTCTCGTCGATGACTACGCCGTCAGGGTCAACACGTCCTAACCATTCGGCAGTTGTTAAATCGCCAAGTTTGTCGGACTGCCAAGCTTTAAGGCACTCAGACCCTACCCAGTGCGCGGCGGTGCCTTCTTTCGACTGTTGCGTGTCGATGTTAGGCGCCGACTGTTGTGCCAGCACTGACCCAGAGCAGTGCCCCCAGATAGAGGCAGAGCTTGGGGCGAGTAAGGCGTGGTCGCCCATTAAGCTGACACCTTTGCGCTAAGGATAGAATGCAACCCGGTAATATTCGCCTGTGCGTTCGGGTTAGCTGGCGAGATGTCCGCTTGTGATATACCTAGTAGCGTGTATGCTTCTGTTATATCGTCTTGCGTCAAATGCCCCGCCGTCTGTTGCTCAGCCGTCCACATGATAAACTGACCTATACCTTGCGGCGCTTCGTTGTTAGTTGCTTCTTCCTTAGCGGCGAAGGCGTTGCTAGTGTCGTACTGTTCTACCGGGTCAGTAGATTGGTCGGCCGCACCGCGTTGTGCAAAATACCACTCGTCATATTCTTCTTGCGTTACTTTGGTGCCCTTCTTCCATTGGCCTGCGTATTTGCCACTTGAGTAGAACGGCTTGGCAGCCTTGGCGCAGTAGTTGTAGTCGACCTTAACGCCGTTCTTATCAACATCGGGAACAACGGCCGCATCTTGTTGTACAGGTTCCGCCTGTGGCTCCGCTTCCGGCTGGTCGGTCGCTGGCGTACAGTCGGGTTCTTGTGGCTTTACCGGCTCACGCTCCGCTAAGATTCCATCGTTAACCCTGGCGGTGGTTTTCTCAACAACTTCGGGTGCGCCGAGGGTGCGGCCAGTGTCTGTCGTGCAATGATCATACTGGTTGCGTAGTCGGTCGTCACTGCTTGCGTAGTTTACTAACGCTGTGCCCATGGCGAGGGCTAACGGCTTGTTTGCTGGGTCAAATTCTAATTTAAACATTTTCATTTACTCCGGTTTGGTAATTAACTATTTAGTAAGTATGTGAATTATGGGGTAAGATATTTTAGTTGTCAAACACTTATTTACTTTTTTGTAAGTTAGTGTATAGTTAACGCCATAACGATACTATATAGGGCAAACAGAATGGCAAAAAGCAACAGCTACAAAAAAGGGTATAGCGTCGGGCGCTGTTGGTCTTACGACTGGGTCCCGGGAGGCCCGTGGAGCTGCGACGCGGAGAGCCGGAAGGCCAACGCGGAATGGTTGGAAGGTTGGCATGTTGGGGTGAAGTCTAGCAAGTACAAAGACAGCCACCCAAAAGTGGCGGCACTGATAGCGAGGCTTAGCGATGATTAAATTACGGGTTGATTATCAACTCCCACTTAAAAACAAAATAATGGAAGCATGGCAGAGCGTTCGCGGTGTGCTGGCGGTGTGTCCGACCGGTGGGGGTAAAACAGCTATATTCTCCGTCATTATGTCAGAGCATATAGGTTGCGCTGCATCGGTGGTTCACCGCAAAGAGATTGTCGGGCAAATTTCGCTTAGCCTTGCAGGTCAAGGTGTAAAGCATAGAATTATCGCACCGCCGCCGACTGTTTCAGCTATACGTAAAAGGCACTTGAAAAAGTTTGGCAAGTCCTTTATTGACCAACACTCCCAGCAGGGCGTTATATCAGTACAGACGCTTACTAGTAAGTCATCGGCAAACAACGCAACGCTACAGGCTTGGTTAAATCAAGTTACTTTATGCGTTTATGACGAGGGGCACCATTATGTAAAGCAAGGCCTTTGGGCTAAAGCTATTGATTGCATGAAAAACGCCAAGTTGTTGTTTGTGTCAGCCGCCGCAGAGCGTGCCGACGGTTTGGGGCTTGGCGCAGACCATGACGGTTTTGCCGAAGTTATGGTCGAGGGGCCGTCAACTAAATGGCTTATAGACGAGGGGTACTTGTCGCCGTTCAGCTATAAAGCGCCGGCCAGTAATTTCGATGTCCGCGACTTGGCGGTAACTAAGAGCGGCGACTTTAACTCGCATGCATTCCGGGAACGGGTTATCGAGTCCAGCCTAGTGGGTGACGTTGTCAAACACTACCAAAAATTCGCCAGCGGTAGCCGTGCCATAGTGTTCGCCACTGACGTCGAAACGGCCGAAGATATGGCCGAAGCGTTCCGGGGTGCGGGGTATACCGCCAAGGCGTTAAGCGGCAAGACCGAAGCGGCAGTCCGTGATAGGGCGCTAGAGGACTATGAGGACGGCAAGATACAAGTACTCGTAAACGTTGACCTGTTCGACGAGGGGTTCGACGTGCCTGCGGTTGAGTGCGTTATTCTAGCCCGCCCTACGCAATCACTAATGAAATTTTTACAAATGATTGGCCGCGGGTTGCGTGTTGTATATGCGCCAGGTTATGACATAACAACCAAGGCGGGCAGGTTGGCGGCTATTAAAGCCGGTGGCAAAACTGCCGTAGTACTCGACCCGGTGCGCAACTGGGAGCGCCACGGCATGCCGAACTGGCCGCGCGTTTGGTCATTAGAAGGCAAAGAGAAGGGCAGCCGATCAGCCGGCGACGATACTATCCCGCAGATTGTTTGTAAAGAATGCACCGGCCCGTATGAAGCGTTTTACAAAGCGTGCCCGTATTGCGGAGCCGTACCGGTGCCAGCGGCGCGCAGACTACCCGAGCAAGTAGACGGCGACCTCATGGAGCTGGACGTCGACGGGCTGGCGGCTTTGTTCGCGGCTAAAGATAAAGCCAACATGCCCGACGAAGAATTCCAACGTGATCAGATAGCGCGACGCGTTCCGGCTATTGGCCGCGGTGCCGGACTGAAACGGCATAGGGCTGTGAAGTATCGCCGGGAAGTCTTACACAATTTAATCGGGTGGTGGATCGGCATGCAGCCAGACGATCGCGACCTAGCAGAAAAACATAAAAGGTTTTATTTACGCTTTGGTGTTGACATCATCACAGCATTCACTTTAGACACTAAAACAACTGACGCTTTAATAGGGCGCATAGAGAAGGGGTTCCACCATGATACACAGCACTAAAACAACGTTAGTAAACGGCGAGTTAGTCGTCACACAAACGGCACCGGTTGCCGTTACCGGAGAGCAATTAGCCGCATTATTTTGGGGTATGCACGACGACGAGAAGGCGGCGTTTTTTAACGCGTTGCCTGATATGCCGGCTTTTTCCAGACAGATGGGCGCTGTTGCAATCAAAACCGACCTAAACGGGGTCCGGGCAATGATGGCGATCGGGGAGGCGACATCATGATACGTAAAGACATAGTTTATATAGCCATGATACGTAAAGACATAGTTTATATAGCCGGGCCAATGACAGGGCTTGCGGGGTTTAACCGCAGTAGTTTTACCACGGCATCAATATTTTTAACCACCCAAGGCTATGAAGTACGCAACCCTGGATGTTTGCCTACTGACTGGGCGAACTACGACCATTATATGGAAGTTGCTCTTATTATGCTGGAGCAGTGCGACCAAATAGTCTTTTTGCCGGGATCAGCGCACAGCAAAGGCGCTACCGTTGAGTGGGGCTTCGCCGAGGCTAACGGCATACCTGCTAGCGCCATGCTATTAACCCCGATAATGGGCGACCTAATAAAAGAATTCGTAGCCAACGGGGGCAAGCTATGACTGATTTAGAGATATGTAGACGCATTGCTGATATTGAAGATATTTACTATATGGAAACGAAATACACTAACAGAGCTAACTTTTTAGGATTGGTTAACACTCCCGACGGTAGCGGAACACCTCCTGAATTAATCGGTGAATACAACCCGTTAACCGACGATGGTTTGTGTTTTAGGTTGATGATTAGACACAATATCAACCTAAATGTTGCATTATTCACAGATGACTCTTTGCACAGGTACGAGGCAGTTAACACCGTCACAGCCAAAGGTTACGGATTTAGTAAAAACCCAAACAGAGCAATATGCTTAGCAATAATCAGGGGCAAGCTATGACCTACATAGAATGGGCGCAGCGTTGGCCACAAGCGGCGCAGGAGTTACGCGAGTTGCAAGGGTATTTGACTTGGCCGCCGGCAGCAAACTGCGAGGATAAGTCGGAAGCATGGGCGCAGCAACAAGACCGCATGACTATTTTTAAGGCCGGCGGGGCTGCTTGGCGTAACAACGTCGGGGCTACTAAGCCAAAACTAGAGGCTAACTGCCCTAAGTGCTCGTTTAGGTTTTACCTTAATCAGCCTATGGTCCGTTATGGCCTAGCTAATGACTCTATGCAGTTGAACGC